CAAATAGGAAGTTTACAAGGCGTTATATTTGAGAATTGGGAGCAATGTGATGACATTCCAAAAGATGCTGAATTTATTTGTCATGGTTTAGACTTTGGATTTACAAACGACCCTTCTGCTTTTGGATCACTTTTTAGATATAATGGCAATTTATACGCTGATGAATTAATTTATAGTAATAGATTAACGAATAACGATTTGATTAATAAATTTAAAGAATTAGGAATTAAGCAAAGTGATATGATAGTGGCGGATAGTGCTGAACCAAAGTCTATTGAAGATATTAGACGGGCTGGTTATAGAATTGAAGGCGCAAAGAAAGGGGCGGATAGTATTCGTAATTCAATAGATACTTTGCAACAACATAAGATTTTTGTAACTAAAAGAAGTATTAATTTAATTAAAGAATTAAGAAATTATAAATGGGTAACTGATAGGGATGGAAAGCCAACGTCACAACCTATTGATGCTTATAACCATGCTATTGATGGTATATTAAGATACCCAGCTTTAAACCGATTAAAGAAATCAACACTTGTAATCCACTAAAAAAATGTTATATTAATAAAATGAATATTCCAGAAAAATATAAAGACTTAACTGTTTCACAATTTCAAGAAATTGAATATTTAAAAGAAGACAAAGAAATTTCTTTTATTGATAGGGCTATAAAGAAGATATCAATCTTAACTAATAAGTCTATTGAAGAAGTAGAAAATTGGACACCAAAAAAAATACAAAATATATTAATACAAACTTCATTTTTAAATAATCCACTTGAAGTATTTGATTGTCCTTCTTCTTTTATTTTAGGATTTAAAAGATTTAGATTTATAAGTGAAATTCATTTGTATACGGCAGCTCAGCAAAAAGACTTCGAGCAAATGGTTAAAAATAATAATGGTAATTATATTAAATGTTTACCTGAATTAATGGCTATTTGCCACCAAGAGTTGACACTAAGCGGATGGCAATACGTTCAATCAAATCATTTTAAAAATGTAGAATTATTTAAGCGATCGAAACTATCGGAAACTTTAGGGGCTGTTTTTTTTTATTCAAAAAGTTTGAAAACTTACGAAAACAGTTTAGCGGATTATACAAAGGAGCAAACGAAAATAATTCAAGAGATAATGAAGGAGATAGATTCAGATTTAGAGTTTCAGACTTTTTTGAAAAATGGGGCTGGGAATATTCAGTAAGCTTAATTGTAGAAGATTCAGGATTAAATGAAAATGAGATTTGGCAATGGAATGTAATTCGATTTTACAATAAACTTAGTTATCTAAAAGACAAAGGTAAATTTGAAATAAGTAATAAAAGTGGCAGATAAACTCTACAGCATAACAAAAGAATTTGCAAAGAAATTATCTATTGATTTAAAAGCATCTTTAAAAAAAAAGTTAGATGAGCGAGCCTCTGAACATAAAGGAAAGAAAGTAAAAAGTAGATTAGAGGCAAGCATTGAGGACGTTGTAGAGGTAACAAAGGATGGCGTTCGTTTAATTATAAAAGCAAATGACTATTGGGACGTTGTTAATTCAGGTAGAAAGGCTGGTCCAGTAAGTGAAGCTGGGCAAGAGAAAATAGCAGAATGGTCAGCGACTAGAGGGTTTGCAGAAAAGATAAGAATAAGTGATTTAAAAAGAAGGCAAGAAAAAGCAAAGACAAAAAAGAAGTTAAGTAAAATGCCATTTGAAAGGGCAAAGAAACAAGCAGCTTTTTTAGTAGCGAGAAAATTAAAATCAAAAGCATTAAAAGGAACTCACTTTGTTGACGAGATTTTAAAGGATGGTAGGATGGATGAGTTTAAGAAAAATGTAGCTCAAGAAATAGCAAGTAATTTTACAATAGAAATAAAAGAGATAACAAAAAAGTAAATGGCATTAACAGTATACCAACAACCGCAAGTATTAACACCTGCATATAATGACCAGATATTTACGGCTATTTCAAATAATACAGCAGTATCTGATTTTAAATACATTGTAACCATTCAAGTAAACGGAGGTGTTATCTACACTTATAACATATTGCAAAGACCTGATGGGTGGCTTGTATTTAATGCAATGGAGCAAACAAAGAATTTTATTAGTCATTACTTTAACCCATTACTTGCTTCTCCATATAACGAAATAGCGACTGGCAAGAGTGCAGTTGTTCAGTTAAAGATTAAGGAATATTATTCAGGAGCTATTCAATCTACTACAACTATTAATTACAATGTTTTCGATGCTTGTTTAAAGCAAGAAGATTTTGATAATTATAATTATAATAATTTTCTATTGACAACATCGCCAATCTCTTTCTTGAGTAAATCAAACGGATTAGTAGGCTCATTAAATGAAATAATAATTGACAATAAAATTGAGAATGACCAAGATGTGTTTGTTCATTTTATAAAGAATCCTGCAAGAGCACTTGTTAAATTAGTATTAGTACTATATAGTGATAATACTTTTACAACGGTTATTGAAAGTAAATTTTTTAATATAGTAACGCCAGTTAATACTTATGATACTATTGTAGCTAACATAGGTACTAAATGCTTCACAACAAATGCAGTTAATGGAAATGTTGTATACTTTTATTTTTTAGACAACAACACAACATCGTTGCCTATAAATAGTATTAATGTTATATCATCAAACATTTACACTGTTATTGATGTTTACACTAAGTTTACAAAATACGTTTTGTATTATTTGGACAGAACGGGAAACATTATGTTTTTTACTTTTGAATTAGTATCTAATTTTGTGGATAGCATAAAAAGAAATACTGTTAATCAAAAGAGAAAGAAATTAAACACTTCAACTGGCGCATATTCAAACAATGTTTGGGATAGCGAATCATTTGTGATTTCTACCGATGTAAGTACAAAGATAATTTTAAACAGCGATTGGATTACAGAGGCTCAATCTACTTCGTTAAATGACCTATTTACGTCTCCAATAGTTTACTTGCTAAGTCCTGATGGTAAATATAGATCGGTTCAAATAACTTTAAAAGAGCATAAATACGAAAAGCATATTAATACTACTTTGTTTAATTATGTAGTTGAGTGTGATTTAGGTATAACAGAAACTAGACAAAGAGGCTTATAATGGTAACAACAAGATTAGAGATATTAGATATTGACGTATCATTTGGGCAGAATATTCCTGTATCAATTGACTACTTAGCATCTGATATAAATGAGCCTGACAAAGTAAAAGGCTCGTTTAGTAAAACTATTTTATTGCCTGAATCAAACGAAATAAATAAAATATTTGAAAATATATTTGAGATAAATATTTCAACTTCATATTTTAATAAAAATAAAAAAACTAAAGTTCGTTATATTGTTAATGAAATCGAGAACTTTAGAGGGTATCTACAATTGCTATCTATTAATATCAATCCTGATAAAAGCAAGACTTATGAACTAAGTATTTTGGGAGCAGTTACTAATTTGTTTCAAGACATAGGAGAAAAATTAATTACTGGAAATCAAGACACGGCTGATGACTTAGACTTCTCTGCATACGACCATGTTTATAATAGAACTACTCAAAAAGCAAAACGTAGTAATGCAGGTACTGGTTTGAATTGTATTTACGGGCACGTTGAGAATGGTAACAACGGAGGCATAGAAGATAAGTTTGATGTTTTTGATTTTATTCCAATGTTTCACGTTTATGAATATATTAGTAAAATAATTTCAAAAACTGGAAGAACGTTTACCTCAACGATTTTGAATAGTGCTACATTTAAGAAGCACGTTGTTTATCCAAATATTGATAAGTTAAAAGTAAGAGATAGTGTGCTTGCTAATAGTAAATTTTATGTTGGATTAAATAGTGATATAGTAACAAATGTAAGTATACCATATTTAAGTGGAGGGGTTGGTCAATGGTTTGGAGGGACATCGTTTCCCGCAATAGGAGTTATAAATTTTAATAATGAAACTTCTCCATTTGGAGATCCTGGCAATATGTTCTTTGGCGGTCATGGAATTATAAACAAAGAAGGAAATTACGTTTTAGTTTATAAGCATAATTTAAGATTTACATGGAGCCACACAAATGGAACAGTTGCTAGTTTATCAGCAATTCATAGTGTGGAAATATATATTAGAACAAGTCCAGATGGTATTAGTTGGAATTTGGTAAAATCAGTTTTTCAGAATTTTGATATTGTTTCTGGAATTGGAGGTAATTTTGAAACTGATATAAACGTAGTTACTGATTCTTTATTTTTAACAACAGGAACTTATGTTGAAGTAAGATTTCATTATCTTCAATTTTCAGGAAATTTTTACACTGCAGGGAATGTACTTGTAACAACAGGTACAGCAACTTTAACTCACACTTTAAAAAGTGGCGCAACTGGCACTTCTTTTTACAACGCAATTGATAGCAGAGCTTTTCAAGTAGGCGATACCGTATACGCAAATGATGTATTGCCAGTTAATATAAAACAAAAAGATTTATTCAAATGGATAATTCAAGCATTTAAGTTATTGATTGATGTTGATCCTAATGATGATAAAAATTTAATCATTGAAACATACGATGATTATTATAATAGTACAATTGAAAATTTTGAAAACAGAACAGATACTAAAAAGAATGAGGTTATAAGCGTAAACACATTTACTTACAAGTCCTATGTATTTAGATATTCACAGGATGAAGACTATTACAACAAACTTTATTTTGAAAAACATAAAGAGCCTTATGGCACTCAGGAATTAAAAACTGATAATGAATTTAATAATGAACAGAATGTTATTGAGTTAGGCTTTGCGGCCACGCCATTGGTAGCCAATAATAGGATGGGTGTTGCTGTTCCTAAAATTTATAAAAAAGAAAATAATGTTATTCAAAAAATAACACCAAAAATTAGATTGCTAACTTGCAGCGGTGTTAAGACTTCATTGGGCTATTATACCTATACAGAAAAAGGAGCAGCGGATGAAATTACAAATCAATACTTGTATGTTGGCCATGTAGACGACCCTTTAAATCCTACTTACGACTTATGCTTTGGAGTTCCAAAAACTGTTTACTATAATTTTTTAGGCTCAAAATTTACAACAAATAATCTTTACAATAAGCATCACAGAAATTTTATTCTAAACATTACTGATAAGGATAGCAAAATAGTTAAGAAATACTTATGGGTAAATTCTTTGGATATAAAGAACTTTTCATTTAGGAAAAGATTATTCATTGATGGCGCATATTATGTAGTTGACAGAATAAGCAATTACACGCCATTGAATGAAGACTCTACTTTGTTTGAAATGTATAAGTTAAATAATACGGCAGCATTCCAAGGAATTGCAACTGATTATACTGATATTAATTATAATATAATTGATGTAAGTAATTTAAACAATACAGCATTAATTAATAATGGAACATCAAACCAAGTATCTGGCGAAAACAGTTTAGTGAATGGTAGCTATAATTATATATCTGAGTTAGCAGTTAACTCTGCAGTATTAGGCAATGATAACAACATAACAGATTTATCGACAAACTCAATTATTTTAGGAAATAGTAATTCATTATCCGAAATAAATAATAATATTAATATTATTGGCGGCTCTAATAATTCAATTACTAATTTATCGAATGTTACTTTAATAAACAGTAACAACATAATACCAACCGAGGGTAATTGCACTTACATTAATGGGGCTAAAATAATTGAATTGACTGGCGAAACGCACGAATTTACTAGTATAATACTTGGTTTTTATGTTAATCCAACATCAATAAATAAATTATACACTAAAGTAATTGCAGTTAATATAGCTACAAATG